ACTGTAGGCGCCTAGGAGAAAGATGGCAGCTGCCGGCGTTGGAGCATGGTTAGATGTATCCGTTGTCGAAGCGAAAATTCGCGAAATCGGTATCGAATCAGGTTTGGAAATTCGAATTGAGTCGTTTGCAATTATCGAGGCATCTAGTCTTACGGAAGCCTTGAAAGTCTCCCCCTTTTTGTATTGTGGGCAGTACTTTCATTACTCCGAGGACCTTAAGATGGTCGTCTGTGCGAACGATTTCAATAGAGGCCTGTCTTCGTTACCCTGGTCTAAAACTGAGAAAACGTTTCTCGGCAAAATGGCTGGGGAGACCGATGCAACTCGCGAAGTTAGGGTTCGTGACCAGCAAAACGAGTTCAAGGTAAAGGAGGCGCTACGTTTGGCCTCTATGTACATGTGCCTTGGTATCCCGTTGCCTCAACATGTCCGAGCGAAGGATGGCCTTCAGAAAGCCACTCTCGCCGTTATCAACAAGGTGTTGACTGACCCAGATATTAGCGAACATACTATGCACAAGTTCGATAGTGTACTGGATATCATCATGCCCGATGCAAATTTGCAGGGGAGTTTCACGGAGATGAAGCGTGATTTGGCCACCAAGGGTCTCAAGATTGGACTCGAGTCGATGAGACGCATGATCCAAAACAATGAGGACATCTTCTTATGGACAAGCGATAAGCCGCAGCAAGCTGCCACCCGCTTTGAGCTGCTTTGGTCGGGGGAACCCGACGAGCTGCTCTTTGTCGGCAAGGTCCGCGGACTTGGTTATAAACCAAGCGTCGTTGGCCATGCTGCTGGAGCCATAAGGCAGAATCCTCTCTTGAGTGTGAACCTAGGGGGCATGTCCCCTCGTCCACCTCCACCTCCAAAGAAGCCACCATATCAGGGTGGTGGGCCCAGTTACGCTCCAAGTAAGAATGAACGCCGTCATTTTCAGACGGGGGAGCGTGAGGAGTATGATAACGACAACTACGACGATCTCGGTCCTTCAGATGATGATGACCGTTTCGAAGAGATGTACGAATAGACAAGTTAGAGGCGTAAGAACTTAGTAGAGTAGCATAAAAGAAAAATAAAAGCAAAATTTGGTTTGCTGTTTGTCCTGCAACAAACAGCTGGTTTTATTATCCTGTGTTAGGAGTATTATAACACGCAATTCAATTATTAATTCAGATGAAGAAGAACAACAACAAGAAAGATTTCAAAAAGAGTTCCAAGAACAAGGACGTCGATCAGCGCAAACCTCTCAGATCCGGTGGGAGGATCATCAAGATTCCCTCGGGTAGTAACACGGTGGACCCCAGGGTTACGACGGTGAGTATGGCTGAGTGCACGCTGAAGTATGCGCACGCGATAGCGGACCCCTTTTCAGCCGAGGCGCGTAATGCGTGCGTACCGGTTGGTAATGGGTCTACCATGAAGACCACCAATTTTCTTAGGTTGGATGGTATTGGCTCAACCTTTGGTGCGTTAGTGTACATTTGCCCTACCGTGGCCTCCGATATTCCCTACGCGTACTACACCGATGATACGTGGCCCGGTACAACCAAGACGCCGTTTCTGACGTCGGGTAGTGCCATCCTGCTGTCTACGCTGAACGTAGGGTGGAAGGCGGCGTTGCTGCCTGGGAGCTTTGGTGCTTTCCAGTGTATCAACAACGTGTCCTCCTCCAACTTGGTTCCTGCCACTAATTCGGTCACTGGGAAACTGGTGTCCGCTGGTGTTCGGGTGTACTATACTGGAGCAGAGCTGTCGCTTGGTGGCACCGTTTATTGTTACCATGATCCCGCCCACAGCAGCGTGGCGAACATCTCCGGTAGTAACATTGGAGGCTACGCCGACGCCGTCGTCGAATCGGTG